TGTCCATAGCAATAAAGTTGGTTGTAGCCGTCTGCAACGCCCCCGCCGCCTTCGCCACCGTCCCCGTCAGGCTCGGCGCAACGGACAGGTCGAGGCTGTTGGTCACGTCGTTGGCGGTAATACCAGAGCCGCCCAACCCGTTCGTGATCGCCGCTGTGACGTAATTTGAGGGGTTGCTGGACGGGTACAGGCCCGCATGACTGCCCGTTTCCCATCCGTTCGTAGTCGAGGCGTCCAACTTGCCCGTTACCGTGTTCCAAGTAGAGGTTCCGCCCTCCAGCGTCACGAGGCGGTTGCTGGCATCGAGCAAGTCGGCTTGGCTGGCCTTGCCTGCGAACAGTTCTGTGTGTGCCGCGGCATTGGTCTTGTGCACATTCAGCTCCGCCTGCACTGCCGCCGCCGTCTGCGTGGCGATCTGCGCCGCCGGGATCCCTCCAACAAAATTTACCGTCAGGTTGCTATATGTCCCGCCTATATCCCCGCCAAACACCTGGCTCTTGATCAGGTACACCGTGCTCGTGGCAAACGGCGGCGGGTTCGTGTACCCGGCCGCGGTCCCTACCAGTGGCGGGTTCGTCCACTGCCCCCGGGCGCCCCAGGCCCATGTCATCAACACCAGCATTGCCACCAGTTTGCGCATGTCAGTCCTCACAATTTCTGTTGACGGAATACCAGGTTGTGTACCCTGTGCAGCTCATCCTGGGCCCACTGGGCCCAGCGCCCGGCGTCCTCGTGTTTCCCGTCCTGCTTCAGGCAGTCGCTATAAGCCCCATACACCACCACGTCCTTCAGGATCGCCGGCAGGTCCTGCTTCACCCACTCAAAACTGCCATTGCCATCCGGTTCCAGCAAATAGCACTCACCCTGTAACTGGCTTCCCACCGTCGCCGGGAAATAGACCACATACCCCTCATCATAGGCGCCCGTGTTCCCCTCGCTCCATGCCTCGGTCGTGAACCGTGGCGGGCGCTTCCGGAACTTGATATACGGCGTGGCCGGCGCGCCGCTCGTGTGGCTCAAATCAATCCCGCTGGCCGTGAGCACATAGTCCACCCGCCCATACCCCAGCCGCGCCGCCTTCTCGCTCTTGTAAACCCCCTCGATCTCACCGATCTTCGTCTGTCCCGACTGCTCCAGGCTGACCACGCTGCTCACCGGCGTCCGGGACTCCACCAGCGTCCATTCGGGCCAGAACGCATATTCCCACCCCTGCCGGCACCAGCGCTCCATGTACTTGGCCATCACCAGCGCCTGGCTCGCGCTCAGGTCTAACTGGTCGGGCTGGAATCCCTTCAGCAATACCACCTCGTCCAATACGCTCTTGAATGTCACCGTGCGCATCTCACGCCTCCTCCACCGGCGGACCGGCCTCAAGCCGCTTTAGATCCTGCTCCGTGTACCCGCGCCGCCCGATCGTCGCGTTTTCCATCTGCTGGGCCTGGAACTTCAACCAGTCCAATTCCTCCTGCAACAGCGCCGCGCTGGCAGGGCTCAACTGCGGGAATGCCTTCGGGTTCTGGCTGCGGCTGTTCAATTCCTGCTCCACCACCTGGAGCCGCAAGGGGAAGTTGAGCCCACGGTCCGGGCGCCCCGGCCGGATCCCGGCCATGATCTTGGCCAGGTTGCCCTTCTGGTCCTCGATCTCCTTGGCGTCAGCCGCTTCCGGCGGAATGATCTCGTCCGCCCAGTTGGAATCCAGGGCCTGCATCACCCGCTGCACCATCCGCTCCCAGGGGACCGTGTTCCTCACGTCCATAGGCCGGGCATACTTGAGCATCACTTCGCACTTCTTCACCAGTTGCTCCATGTCCATGTCCCTGGCGTCAAAGCTCAGGTATAGGTCGAATTGGCCCTGGATCTCCTGGCGCCCGCGCTGCACGTCCACCGCCGCGCCCAGGATCCTCTGCACCTGCTCCTGCGGCATGAACTCCTGGCATAGTTGCAGTGCCATCTTGAACACGTCCGCCAGGCTGGCCAGGAACCGGTCAATCCGGTCCTGCTTGCATTCCATCACCACCGAGGGGTCAATCTCCTTGACCATCGGCAGTCCGAAATACTCCGCCACTTCCCGGCGCACCCGCGTCTCGTGCTCGCTGGCGCTGGCCGGATACTGCGGCGTCTCCAGGTATTTCAGGCTTTCAGTCCGCCCGAGCTCGATCTGGCCGAATGGCTCAATGGTCAACTGGTGCTGGGCCTTACCCTGGGGCTTCAGGATCGGCGGGTTGATCGTCTGCTGCGTCGAATCCTCGAATGAGTCATGCAGCAACTTCAGGCTGTTCTGCTGCGTCGCGGCCAAGGGAACCACCCCGCGGCTGTCCAGTAACCGGCTCGTCAGGTATTCCCGGCTGAACCACACAAACGGCATCTTGCCGTGCTTGCGGGCAAACATCTCCTGTTTCTTCGCCGCGCCGGCGTAATACGAGAAGGTCCGCATGTAGATCGCCGGCACCCCGTCCTCGTTCACCGCCCGCTGGAATGCCGTCAGAACCTCGTACAGCCCCTTGCGCCGGTCGGTCTCGCCCGAGAATCCCATCTCCGCCGCCGTGTCGGGCATGTATTCCTGGAATGCCGTCTGTCCCTCATACCCGCCGCCATTCCCCTCTCCGCCCACCAGTCGGTTCACGAAATCCTCGTTCCAGCCTTCCGACGCCACTTTCTCCAGCAGGTCGGTCTTGCTGTACCACTGGCTCACGAATACCGCCCGCGCCTTCTGGATATCCGTCGTATTGGCGGGAATGAATACGTCCTCGAATAGCCGTAGCGCCCGGATCACCGGCATGTTGATCCTCATGTAGGGCGCCGGGAATGTCGCCTTGCCAAACGCCTGCAGTTCCGCCGCCGCCTTCTTTAGGGTCTTCTCCCGGGCCCCCGGCGCCATCATCTTCAGCATCGCCGCCAGTTCATCCACCCTGCCGGGATTGCGCACAATGTCCGCCAGGTCGGCCGCGTCTTCCGGCGCCGCCCCGAATTGTACCGCCAGCATGATCACGTCTTCCTGGGTCGCCTCCCGCATCTCCAGGGCAATCTCGCGGCTCCAGTCCACCATCATCACCGCCGCGCCGGGCTGGTCGCCCTCCATGTATTGCGCCAACAGCTCGATCTGCCGCCCGTATTCCGCCCCCCATTGACTCCGCACCAGCCACTTGGCCAGCGTCCCCATCCGCCCGGCGAATCCGTCATCCGTCCCTTCCATGCCCACCACCTTGGGCACCACCCGCGCCGCCGCCATCTTGTATTCCCGGACGTGCTTGTTCACCACCTTGTCCGTCAGCCTCAGGCGCGTGTCGCTGGCCCCCTCGAATGGCAGGGGTTTCGATGCCAGGTTGCTGGCGTGTTTCTTGCCGTCATCATCCTGGCCGGCCCAAATGCAGTAGCGCGTGTTCTCGTGGGTTTGACGGTTCGATACCACGTCATCCGCAACCTCGCTGCGGATCTCATCCACCAGATCCTTCAGCTCCCGGAGCATGTCATCGTCCACCGGCGCATTCTCGCGTCCGCTTTTGACCTTATCGGTCGCCATAGTCGTCCTCCGGGTTATCTGCCGTAGTAGTACCGCGTTGCGCGGCCCAGTCGTGTAAGCACCCCTCTCGCCCGTCCAACAGCGCGCCCGGCACAGCCCGCCATGGATACCATGATGTTCGTCCTCTCCGTCTTGACCACGATCTCGGGATATCTGCGGTCCATGTCGCTCCAGTAGCCTTCATCCCGCGGGGATTCCCCGTGGACCCGGACCGCATTGTGGTAAGCCTCGAAAGGAACCTCCCGGACCACTCGCCCATCCCCGCCGGTCATCTCCCTGCGTGGCAAACGGCGGGCGGCGTCTCGCAACGCCGTCCGCCTCACTTGATCCAGCTCTCCCTGGCTCAGTGGCATATCCGAAGCTCCTTACCGAAACTTCGTCAGCCTGAAGTAGAGCCGCACCGATCCGCTGGTGTTGGCGCTCAACGCCTCTTCACTGTTCGGCGTCAGCGTGAATACCAGGCTCCCGGCGCTGGAATAGACCTTGTAGCCTAGCTCGCCAATAGAGGCCGTGCTGGCCACGGTCACATTGGTAAGCACCGCTGAAGTAGTCTGCACAAGCCCGGTCACAGCCAAAGCTGTAACTCCGTTCGTGTCAGTCAGCGATATGGTTTGCAGCGTTACTCCCGACAGGAAGTCGGCCGTCTGCTTGGTGGGAGTGCTCGTAATCGTCGCGCTGTTCGGCGCCCCATATTTGATGAACACTTCCGACCCGTCGCTGGCAAGCTCCGTACTGGTCAGGAACAGGTCATCATCGGACCCGTCGCCCACCTTGACCGCCACCGATCCGGTGTAGTTGGTGTTCCCGGTGTCAAACGCCGTGTCCAGCATCAGTTCCACGAATTCCACCCCGGTTTTCGCCGGGATCGCGTTCGTGATCACCGCCGCCGTGTTGCTGGTCGTGTAGCTCGCCAGGTCCGCGTAGTCAATCACCGCCACATGCGTGGCCCCGCGATGCTGCGCCATCTCCGGCACTCCCAGCGCCAGCCAGTCAATCGCCATTGCCGGCGCCGCAAAGGTCAACACCAGCGCCACCATCACCAGACCGCTCAAACAACTTTTCCGCTTCCTCATCTGCATGCTCCTTTCTTCTCGGGTTTCATTCTCTCAAGTCATCAGCCGCTTGCTCTTGCAGAGCCGGGCCCCCGTCATGGCGTAGGGCCCAGCTCCCGGTCCTGTTGTTCCACTTGTGGTCAGGAGTTCGAATACACCTTCATCTGGCCGCGCGGGTTGAAGCACTTCAGCCCCAGCACAGCGTCAATGAAGCCCTTGGTGCCGGACCCGTCGGGAGACAGGTTCGTGTTCGCCGGCTTCATCAGGTACGCCACTTCCCACATCTCCATGTTCAGGAAGTAACCGCTCTTGGGCGTGTACGCGCTGGCCGCGCCCGTGCTGGTCGTCACCGCCAGGAACGGATTCAGGTGCAGGCGCACATCGCCCACGCTGAACCGCAGCCATTCGACCTTGTTCTGGTACTCGCCCACCCCGGCGACGTTGTAGATCGCCTTGGCCTGGCTCGTGCCGGTCCCGGTCGGATAGAGCTGGGTGAAGTCATCCAGCACCGCCTTCAGGTCCACTCCCACAAACCCGTCCAGGCTCACCGGCTCCTTGGTCTCGCCATACGCCGCCTGGAGCATCGTCCGGAAGGCCGCTTCCGTCAGACTGGCAACGGCGCCAGTATAGATCGCCGCCGCGCTGTTGCGGAGTGTGGCGTCCACCGGCTTCACCGACTGGGCGCTGTTGCTGATCCAGCTTCCAACACCGCGGGTCGTCCAGGGCGTCTCGCCGCTCTCCACCGCGCAGTCATCAACCGACAGCAACTGCTGCTCGATCATGCGCTTCAGGAGCGTCATCGCCTGGAGTCGCTGGAACCCAACCTCATTGCGGCCCACGCCGGCAATGTTCGTGAGTTCCGCCAGGGTCGTCACACCCCACTGGCGCCGGAAATGCTGGGCGCAGCCTTCGACCAACACGCGGGCAATGCTCGCGGGATCGGTCGCCGCCACACCATCCTTGATGCCCGTGCTCGGCGCGTTCGGGAACACGAAGCCCTGCCAGCTCATCAGCATCTGGTTCGGGACCGGTCCCTTCTTGACGAGCGAGAGAAACGGCGTCTTGTCGCTCTCCACGTTGAAAATCTTCTCGGAAATCTCCTGCCGCTTGCCTACCTGATTGGTTTCATACATCGAAGCCATTTGAATCCATCCTTCCTTGGTTGTGCGGCAGGCGTCCCGGTTACATCATGCCCAGGGCATCCGCCGCTGCTTGCTTGCTCTTGCCACCCTTCTCGAATACCTGGTCCGGACTGGGCTTGCCCCTGGCCGCACCCGCGGCCGGCCTGGCCTCGATCGGCGCCCCGGCTTGCTTCTCCGGCGCCTTGTTCTTCAGCGCCTCCGCCGCCGCGGCTTTCGCCGCCCTGGCCTTCCGCCCTTCCCGGATATCTTCCAGCATCTCCTGGCGCGCGCGTTCGCGGATCGTCTCCGCCCGCATCGAAACCCGGAAATGCTCCCGTTGCACTTCCTGCAGCCGCTTCCTGATCTGCGCCGCCGTGTACGTCACCTTCCCGTCCTCGTACCCTTCGGCATTCTCCGCCGCCCAGTCCTCGAACGCCGTCAACTGCTCATCCTTCTTCAGGATCTCCGCCTCGCCGGTTTTCAGGTACTCGGGCGCCACAGCCAGTCCGCGCGCCGCCTCCACCGTCCCCTGGTCCACCGCCGCATTCGCGGTCGCCAGGTCGGCCTCCAGCTTCGCCGCCTTTTCCTCGGCGGTCTTACGCTTGGCCACTTCCTTCCCCAGTCGCTTGTCGAACACTTCCTGCTGCTCCGCCGTGAACTTCACCGGCTTGTCGTCGCCCGCCTCGGCTCCTTCAGTGCCTTCCGCCTTCTCAGGCGCAGGCTCGTCCGTCGCTCCGGCATCCGTCTTCGCGGGTTCGTCCCCGGCCGCTGCACCAGCCGCCGGATCCTCGCCCAGCTTCCCCAGCTCGGCACTAGCCGTCATCACATCCATCGCCGCGTTCGTGTTCGTTTCTTCGCCTGGCATCTTCATTCTCCTTCAGGGTTAAGGCACCCAGTGACCACCATCGGTTTTCCGCCCAACCAACGAAAAGGGCGCTGACGGTTCTCCCGCCAACGCCCCTATCATCCGCCCCAATTTATGGATCCGCAACTTTACTGTGTGCGATTTGACGCGATTTGACGCGATTCTAGCCCATCAACTTCAGCACATCCTCCCTTTTGAACCATCCATGGTCAGCCGGAACCCGTCCCTTATGGGTTTTCTTGAATCTCAAGTGTACCCGCGTCAGACATTTCTCCTGCTCCAATCGCAGCAGTTTACTCCGCGAAATCTGCAATAAATCGCACACAGCATGACTCTTCAGAAACAAAGGCCCCATCTCATTTTCCTCCTTCCGGTTGATCAATACGCCGCCCGCCCGCTCGTCACCCACTGGCCTTTCGGATCCATGTACTCCAGATCCGCCAGCCAGTAGTAGCAGTCCAGGTCTATCGGGTCCTTGCAGGCCCCCTTGTTCCCGTCCTCACCCGTCCAGGTCAGGTACGAAAAAACCGTGTTCTGGCACTCCCGCGATATGTAGAACCGCGGGCTATTCATCCAGTCCATCGCCCGCGCCGGGTCATAGTCCAGCGCGTCGTTGATTCGCATCACGCCTTCATTGATCGAGAATCCCGGCGTCAGCTCAAAGTCCAGCCCGATCCTCAGCATGTCCTCCTGCAACGTCACCGGCCTGTCATTCTCCACCCGTGGCGAGCTCGCCGCCCGGCTGTCAATGAACCGCCTGAACGGCTTTTCCCTGGCCCCGTTCTCAATCTTCCAGTCGGCCACCGGCTTGCGCGGTTTGCTGTTCTCCTGGTCCTTCACGTCCTGCAGCCAGTCCGCCCATTCCTCCAGGCGCGCAATCTCCATCTTCAACCTCAGCAACCCGAACCCGAACGGCTTCTGCGCCGGCCCGCGCGCCCCGTCCGGATGCTTGCCATCCGGCACCGCCCAGGGCCCCGGCCCCGGCCCCGCCTCATATACCGGCGCCCCGGGGATCCCATACGATCCCGGCCATTCCCGGTACAGGTACGTCTTCTCCCGCGTCCGCAGGAACCACTTCATGAACGGATTCCGGCTCCCGGCCGGATCCATGAAGAAGTACACCGTCCCCTCCTTCGGCACCGCCGCCGGCTCGATCACATGCACGTCTTCCCTGAACTTCGGGAACCGCGCCTCCATCGCCTTCAGGGCCACCCCGTAGCAGCGCTCCTTCACCTTGTCCGGACCGCTCTTGCGG